TTCTGCCCACGGACAGGTTTATCTGTTCCGGTCAGTGACTTAAGGTTGTGATTCCGGAGGAGTCTTCAGAGAACCAGTAATTCTTCCCGGTAGCTTTCCTTTGTAGGTTATCCATACATTCTGCGCCTCTAAAATTACGGGGCGCTTTTCCGGCGACTGCTCATCCCCTTCACATAACCCGGCAGCAACATCCAGGAAGACCTGTCTGATACTCATTCTGGCTGCTGCCTCATAAAACTCCAGCGCGGCACCTTCAACACGGTCCAGCGAGATGTCCAGGTCAAAAATTTCACCGTCAAAGCGTTTTTTGTCCCGTAACGCTAAAGTTACCGTAACTTTATTCTCAAAATTGCGGATCCCTTTCACAATCAGTTCATAGTTTTGAGTCATTGAATTACTCTCCCCGTGCCGCCTTACGACGGTCCTCTCTGATTTTGAAATACAGGTTAGTCAGATATGTCAGCAGCCCAAACAGCAGACTCCCCAGCACGCCTATTGCCGCCCACTGAGACGGGGAAACCCTGTCCAGCAACTGCAGGAACCAGTAGCCCGTTCCCACCGCTGACGTGGTGTATGACACACCTGTTGTGATTTTTTCCATCTGGTCCATACCCCGTCTCCCGTTATCCGGAAGCTGACAACAATAAAAAAGCCACCAGTTAACTACTGATGGCTCTGATAACTCATGCAAGCGTCTCAGACGATCCACTGACACTACCGGTGAGTTTAACGATACCTTCCATTTGACTGGCTCACTTTTTATGATGATGCCGGTGTATTTATCTCCAGCACCAGACTTTCTATCTCAACGCCATACGTTGCATTTTTGGTAATATCCGTCAGCGTCAGTGCATTTAGTCCCACTGCCAGACCGTCTTTTATGGTCTGGAATGCCGGGCCAGTACGATGACGTAGTATCACTCCGGCTCAGTTGCACCACTGACCACCACATCCCCTTCTGCTGCAATCGCCTGCATCAGGGTATAAGGGGTTATGGCCACCGGACTACCAAACGGCTGCCAGCCCTCTTTCAGTTTATGTGTCAGCTTTTCCGCAAGATCTGACGGCGGCGCCGCCCTGACAACATCATAGTGTTTAAATGCCATGGTTCTTTCCACCATCTGAAAAATAATTCTTTAAAATACCAGACATGTAACACAGAAAAAACACAAAACCATACCTTAAATAGAAACCTGATCATCAAGCAGATATGCATGGATAAACTACAAGACGAGATATAAACCACCCTGCATTTAAATAAACAATAAACAACATCAGAAAAATAATTCTGCTCTATGGTTTATATTCAAAAATATCATTTATACTTTTCAGAACATCACCAGCAAGGCATAAACAAGGAAGCTAAATGAAGTGGATTGTAATTGATACAGTTATCCAGCCATCATGCGGAATATCTTTTTCAGTCATATGGAGTAAAGTAAAATTAATAATCTGGTATCAATCGGATGCTTTCTTACCTCCTGAAAGTATATTTACACTGACTCACACAGGTATCATGCTCAATAACAAAGTGCTACCTGTAACCATTTACAACGTAGTACCATTCAATAAAACATTCTGGAATTTAATCAAAAACAGCCAGGAATGCCCTACAAATACAGATAACGTATTGAATGAATGCTTTAATAACCGTTGCATTCTGCAAATATGTCCTTATGGACTAAAACAACAAAGTCCATAAGGAGTTTACTCACATCTGACAAAATCAATATAAACAGCCCCTCCGGAGAGGGGCTGGAGAGTGGCGCTATGTGCCATTGCATGGTGCCGGGTGCCTCCCGGTGAATTCAGTACCAGCACCTGAATCCGCGATTATCCCATATACCTACTCGCTGATTACCCCTCCGCACAGGGGGATTCACCATGCGAAATTTTTTAACAAACTTCCCGCCGGCCAGACAATAATCGCCAGCCTGAATTATGAGCAACGTGGCATTTTACGGGAAAACTGTTTTCTGCAGTAAAAAGGCCCGCCGGAGCGAGCCTGGAAGGATAGCGGTCATGTGATGCCGGTTTCCCGGTAACTCAGCATCGGTATCTGAGTCAACGTTTTCTCTACTGGGTCATTTCCGATACGTTCCGCCTTCCGGCAGACTTTCATCACGTCAGAAAATATAGCACCCTGAGTAACAGGACAGTACTCAGAATTCAGGAAACTGTGACACATCCTGCACAGAAAAGCCCCTCCGGAGAGGGGCTGAAGTATAGCCTAATTTCTGTCTGTCGCATGGTGCCAGGGGCCTCCCGGTAAATTCAGCCTGTCTACTGAATTTGCATGTTCTCTGGATCATACACTTTGCCAGATGCCCCGCCGCTGAGGGGGATTCACCATGCGATGTAATTTTTAACAAATTCTCCGGCAGCCAGACAATCATCAAGCTGTGGAATTGTGAGGTATTTAAAAATTTCAACGGGTAACTGATACCCTGCTAATCGCCTGATGCTTTCTTTTTCAGCAACGGGAAAGCAACAACCACACACCCGCCACCAAAACACCATCAGACAGCACCGACATTATCCGGCTGCTGAAGTCCACCATCACCACCAGAAACAACAGGAGTGCAACCACAGCTGCTTAGAAGGCAATTGCTCTGCCCGGCTGAGCTAACAACGCTGAATACCGATAATGGACCGCCATCGGGGACCCGCCCCCGCACCAACAACCCTGTTATCGTGTCGTCTGCTCTTCCTGATAAGCTAATGGCGGTTTGTGATGGTGGCCCTTGCTGGATTTGAACCAGCGACCTGGCGATTATGAGTCGCTCGCTCTCACCACTGAGCTAAAGGGCCGGGAGTAGAATAATAACGGTCCGTAATTAATTCCGCAATAAAAAACCCGCTCGGCGGCGGGTTGTAGAAACTCTTCTAACGTCAGGCATAAAAAGCCCATTATTATGACGAATTTACCACAGATTCCGGAAAAATCAACCTTGTTACCTAGTTACCTTTTTTAACTGCCGCTCAGCCCATGCTTCTTCAATATCAAACCGGGTCACCAGCGCATCATAGAATTTCTTAACTGTTTTTTCCCATGACGCGCGTGTTATCTGGTTTGTCACCTCGCATATAGCATTAAATGTCTCCGTTGATGGTAGTCTTTCATAGCCACGACCACCACAACGCTGGCAGTCTCTGATAACAGGCATACCACGTTTTACCGACTCTTCACGATGAATGGCGACACCACGCCCACGGCAATCCTTACAGGCGGTGGAAACCTCACCCTTTCCGCCACACTCCGAACAGGCAACTTTTACCACCTCCCTGACTTTTTTCCATTCTTCCCAGTAAGACGAATACACACCTTTCGTACACTTTGCCCATACCGGCGGCTTACCATCCGGATACTGGACCTTGTTTGTAAAAACTACGCTTTCAATAAATTTTTCCCCATAGCAACAAGGGCACTGCTTTTTACTCGCTGCGCTGCGGGCATAATCCTCAAAAGCGTACGAAGCCATAATGCGCATCACTAACGGTTTTATTTCTGCCGGAAGTTTTCTCAACGCCGCAACACGATCGCACCGACTGAGTGCATAATCTGCCAGTAATTCTGTTGCCCGCGCCCTGTCATTCATACTGATGCCCATTTTCCCCAGGAACGCAGAAAACCCCATCTCAGCCCGATTCTGTGTCATGCCCTGCGCGGCCATCACATCAGTGATACTCAGCGCATCTTTTGACGTTGAGGCCGATGCATCGGTCAGGCCAGGGGATTTTGGGGAGTAGTATTTCGGTAAATCTTCCAGTTTCATTTTTTGACCTGCTCTTCATGCATTATGGGGTAAATCTTCACCCCCAGACGTCCACCAGATACTGGCTGACCACGAACGATATTGATTTCATCAAACTGCTCATCGTCCATTAACACTCCCGCATGCGTCAGCGCATCCAGCGGTGCTTTCAGGATATTGTCCAGGTCGCGACGACGCTTATCCGGTGGCTCTGCAATCACCTTTATCGCCAGCCTTCCGGACAGGTTTAATTTCAGCCGCTGCTGGCGAACAATTAGCGCCACATCACGGCGATAACGCTTTCCGGCCTCCGAGATGAAATACGTATTGCCATGACGTCGCCAGTAGGTATTCACCGTCGGCGGGTAAGGCAAAACAAATTCTATGCGTTCAGTCATTCATGCTTTCCACTTCAGGACACCCGAATTTCTCGCGTGCATTAAAAAACGAATCAGCAACAACAGCTGGCTGCCGTGTTTTTCTTCAAAATCTTTTACCCCGGCGTGCAGTTCGTTATGACATTTACGGCACAGCGGAATAACAAACAAATCATCAGCCTTTGTTCCCATACCTCCCAGGCCATGACCAATGATGTGATGCGGATCATCTGCCTGATTACCGCACGTCATGCATTTCTGCGTTTTTACCCAGCGCGTGTATACAGGCATCTCTTCCCGTTGTGGTTTCTGGCGCTGGAGATACTGAACCGGAGACTCCGGATCAACGGCGATGCTTACTAACGTCTTTTCCTGGAGTGGGGGCTGTTGCTGGTGGACGTGAAGTGGCAGCGCAATATTTTTTGTGCGCTGCTTCAGTATGCTGGTGGCAGTCTGTTCTCCCGGTACGATGTCACTCTCACGGTATACGGAGCGAATTTTTTCCACCGGTAATCCCAGTGAACGACACAATACAGACTCCGGAAGCGCATCAGCCACCTGATTGCAGACCGCCCACCAGGATAATTCGGCCAGCGATAACTCCCTCTCCTGCGTACCGCTGATTGCGTGACGGATGACGTCAATCATCCATGCTGACAAGTTTTGATGAGCAAGTTGCCCGAGTGATTCTGATGTCTGGTCCCGCAACTGGTTGTCACAGTGCCAGCACAACACCATCGCGCCGGTACCGTAACGGTGAATGACGGTTTCACTGTGATGATAGTCACCATGAGGCCACTGGCAGGATTTGACATGACGCAACAGCCAGTCAGACAGTGCCCCAGCGCCGCCAGCAGCACGAATCACCCGATCATCGCTGAAAAATGGCAGTAATGATTTATCCTCCGCCAGCGGCTGGCGAACGGCAGGGACGACTCCGGACGGCAGACCGCGCATGCTTTTCGGTTCAGGCTCCACCAGCACTCGAGGGTTATGAAATACTTGCATGGATTCACGGCCCGGCCTAAGGACCACCAGCCCGAGTTCCGGTACCAGAACAGGTCGAAGTAATATCCGCACGTTACCTCCAGATCCGTTGCTGGTATGTGCGGGATGAACGCGGTGGGCGTTCGGAGTAAGGGAGTCTGACTGAGATTATCCAGTGACGGTAGTCGAGGCTAAGAGCTTTCTTAACCTCGTATCCGCGCCTGCGGTAACACTGAATTATCCATTCCGCCTGCTCTTCAGTGCATGGAGGATGCTGGAACCAGTCTGATTTGAATGCGTGAAAACGCCGTCCGCACCTACTGGCAAAGACGGCAGAATCATTAGAATTGTGTAATTTGGTATCGTGCGCCATCGGTTGTCTCTGCTGGCGCAGCAGGTGCCAGTTGTTCAGGCTGGCGTGCGAATTGTAAACCAGAATGCCAGGAAAAAACAAAACCCGCCGAAGCGGGTTACGTGCGGGTGCGTTGAGGATGCCTGACACATCAGAGGTGGCGAGGGATTTCTCCCCCGCCAGGTCTCTTACTCCTCAGGTTCGTAAGCTGTGAAGACAGCGACCTCCGTCTGGCCGGTTCGGATTCGTACCTCGCAGAGGTCTTTCCTCGTTACCAGTGCCGTCACAATGACGGTTAAACAGATGACGATCAGGGCGATTAACATCGCCTTTTGCTGCTTCATAGCCTGCTTCTCCTTGCCTTTCGGCACGTAAGAGGCTAACCTAGATTTGCCGTTCATAGATTGAGCCTCAGATTAATGTTAAGCGTCTTGCAGGACGCGTAATGTTAACTGGGGCTTTTCTCTATCTGCCTTTTGGTGTTCATGCCTGAGACAGATAGCCTCAAGCACCCGCAGTCATTCTACTTAACTAAGATTTCCCCGCAAACCGTTTTTGTCCGGCACAGTAAATATCCAACTAAACCAATGGCGTTCGCTGTATTTACCGCCAGTATTCAATGCACATGACCGCCATGAACACCCCTAAAAAAAGGGCATTTATATATCCAAATATTAATATCAAAACATCAACTTTTTCCATATACCTTGCTGTGAAGATGATGGGCATACATGATACGAACAACCAGAACGCAACAAACAAAAACTGCAATGCGTTTTTCATTATTCCTCCTACAATCAATGTGCAATTACATTTAAACACACCTCAATTTGGCCGAACATATAAATATCTAAACCAGAAAAAATCACTTACATAGCGTTACAAACTCTTTAGTCTAAATATTCATCGTAAAACATTCCCCATACTTATCAGCCCGTTCTGCGCCAGGTAGCTCATTGCCTTATCTGGGAATCTGTAATCAGGTTTCCGGATGCTGGTGGATTTTCGCGTTTTAGTTGTTCATAAAAGTGCACAGCTTTAACCAGTTCTTCTGATGTAACCGGGACTGGCGGGGCAGTGAATAAGGCCTGAATTTCATAGTTCGGCCTGTCGTTACAATCCTCTTTTTTCGGTACATATTTCCAGTCACCAGACCACTACTTCTCCTGAAAGTCCGTAACGCCTTTTTTTTCACGTAGCGATATCGCCATGCCACTGTTTTTGCTTGCCCCGCCGTTTCATGCCCTTCCTGATAATTAACCTCGCTCATTCATCGCCCCACTCATCACAATATGCTTCGACCGGAGTTTTTCCTGCTTCATAATCATCACGCCATGCTTCAGCATCAGCAGCACTGCCACCACGTAACTCTGCATAGTCCATTAACAGTTCATGCCATTCTTCAAAACTGACGTTGTATTTAGTTGAACCAAAATCAGCCATTTTGTTCTTCCTCTTCGTCTTTTATTTCGTGATATGAGTAATTGCAGTAGTTAAAGAAAATATCTTTTGCTTCGTCATGTATTTCATCAGGCGTCGCATCATCATCCACTTCGAATTCATCCTCGAAATCTCCACCGGCTATTCCCGTTTCAATAATTATTTTAAACTTTCGCATTTAACTACCGCCCTTTCGGGCAGCCTCCTGATGTTCTGAGGGTGCAGAAATCCCTCCGGTTAAGGATTAAATTTTTAACAGAGCTAAATTTAATTATTCAGTTCTGGATTTTGTCGCCCTGCGTATCCGCGCTTTCGCGTTACGCTCAATCTGAATTAGCTTTTCTATATTTTTTCGCCTTTCCCGCTCCTCCTGACGCAAGAGCCTTACATCATCTGCCAGTCTGGTTTCTCTTTTCGCCACAGAGAGCATCCAGTCAAATGGCTCCACAACTGCACCGCAGATTTTACAGCGGACCTGACGCTCTTTTTCGTCAACCCGGACAGAGGCGTGATGACAATATGGTCTTTCCGATGGCTCATAAAGAAAATTAACCTGATTACGAGGGTCATCCTCTTTTACCGGAAATAAAACGATATTGCTTAACTCATCCTCTGGTTTTATTTCCATGCTCCTCTCCTTTGATGCGAATGCCAGCGGTAATTGAAGCCTGATAGCTAATTTCACTCACAGTACCGCCTCCTGAAAATTACCCTGATAGAAAGCCAGTACACGCTGCATAGCTTCACTCTTCCGGCACTCGCGACAGATTATGTTTAGGCGACTGTCGTAGCGACGTATTTCTCCGTCAGGTAACGACCAGATAAGGTCCGGATCAACCACAACCGGTTTCTTCAGCTTTGCCCTCGATAATTTTTTGCGGGCATTTTGCCAGTCTTTACGAGCCTGTTCAGACGGGAATAACCCGTAGCCAGAATTGTATACATCGCCACTGGCAACCAGCTCTCTGGCCAGAACGCTCATCAGATATCTTGTTGCCCCAGTTTTAGCTTCCAGTTGTCGTAACGTCTCGCGCCCACTCTGGCGTACGAGTTCAAGAACCTGTCCTTTAATTTTTTCCCGCTCTTCTTGTGTAAAAACTTTTGCCACAAGCCCTCCTGAAAATTACCTCATGACCAGAAATTAACACTTACCCCCTGAAGCCCGGCGGAATTTCGTTATCCGGTTCAGAAATATGATTCACACAACGCTGGTTGTTCGTGCCGCTTACCGGGAGCAGCCAGGGGTTTTCAAAATTCCGGTCCGGTCCAAAAAACGTCGTCGCTCGCTGAACAAATTCCGTTCCCGTTTTCCCGGTAGCCGC